ATTGATCTTCCTTCTATTCAAAAAGAAATTGGAGAATTATATCAACAAAAAGAAGAAACACATCAAAAGATTTTAGAACTTAATAAATTGAAACGTGAAATATCCAAATATGGAATTATCACTGAACAAATTCGTGATGCTTTTCTTGATTATTTTACTATCAATATACCCAAGTTTATGTATCAACCAAAATTTCCTTCAAGTAAAAAAGTAGGCATTTTAATTGTTACTGACTTTCATATTGGGGCAACTGTAAAAAATATTTCGGGAAACAATTATGATTATTCAATTGCTAAAAAAAGAATAGATGAACTAATTAGATTAACTATTGAATACTGCACCATATTTGAAATTACTGATTTAAATGTTGTTTGTTTGGGCGATATTTGTGAGCAAGTTTTTATGAGAAATGTGAATCAAGCTTTTGAATGTGAATTTAATTTTTCTGAACAGATTGTTAAAGCTACGGAATTATTAATACATTTATACACTTCATTAGCACAACATTTTAATATAACTGTTGCTGGTATCGGTGGAAATCATGACCGAATGAATGGACAAAAATCAGATAATATTATGGATGATACAGCTATGAACGTGGTTAATTATATTATCCAATTATTTATATCATTAGCTAAAATTCCACGTTTAACTTATGATTCAACCGATCAATCTCATTTGGCTTATGAATTAGAAGTAAATGATTCTATATTTAAGTTTGTTCATGAAAGAGATTTTGGAACGATGGAAGTTTATGTAGGCTCTTTAATGGGCAGAAACAGCTTTAATAAGCGATTAAAAACAAATACTGATGCTTCGCAATGTTTATTGGTTGTAGATGAAAATGGAGAAGTTCAACCAATTCGGCTGTCATTACAGCATATATCGAGGTGAAAAATGTGAAGAAAATTCTTTTATCACTGGTTTTGTTTAGCATTGCTTTAAGTGGTTGTAATATTGGAAACAAAAATCAAGTAAATGAAGAACCACAACAAGAATTAGAAGGAAAATATTATGATGGATTTACTTTCCCAACGGAAGAAGAAATGAAATCTATGGAAGATAATAAAATAAATGACCCTTCTGTTATTGATAATGATGAATTATTAAGAGTTGGTGATATGGGTTTAGATAAACATATCAAACAAATCCAAAATCCACCAAATGAATATGACCAAAAAATGATTCAAAAAATGTCAACTTCTAATCAAGAATTAAAACCAATGAATGTTCATCATACTTGGCAACACCCTCAATTACATCGAGTTTTTATTAATCCTAAGATTAAACCTATCAATGGAAGTTTTGTAAATAATGTGGTAGGTAAAGCATGGGATTATTATGGCACTCCTTATGAGTATGGTTCTAATAGAAATACAGATACAACTTTTGATTGTTCTGATTTTGTTCGTTGGGTACATCTTTGGACTTTAGGAATGGATTTACCAAAAAGCAGTTCTAGCCAATATGAATATGTAAAAAAATTCTCAAATCGTCATTACACTGATCTTAGTCAAGCTAAACGTGGTGATGTTTTATTTTTTATGTCTTATAAAGGTTGGAAAGCAGAAGATTATAATGGAATCAATGTTAAAGCACAACCAGTAGCACACAATGGAATTTATTTGGGCAATGGAATGATAATTCATACAGCTTCACAAAAAACTGGTGGAGTTCGTTATGACACAATTAAAGGTAAGCATTTAGAATATCGTTTTATTGGTGGAGGAAATATTATTCAATAGTTGAAAGGTGGTGAGATTTTTGAGTAAGCAAATACAGAATTTAAAAGTCTGTTCAATGTGTACTAGAAGTCGTTCAATAAAAAATAATTTTTATAGTTCTGCTTCTCCCCTCTTTAGAAACGATAACAAAGTGCCATTTTGCAAAGAATGTTTAAAAGAGATGATTGATGTAGAAGATTTGGATTCAGTTCATGAAGTCTTACAAGCTATAGATAAACCATTTTTAGCTGATATATGGAAGAAAGCAATTGAAAGTAAAAAAGATACTTTTGGTGAATATATGAGAATGGTTTGTAGCTTACATCAATACAAAAATCTCACCTATAAAAACAGTTCAACTAAAGAGAAGATTGAAAAAACCTTATTGCATGAAGATCAAAAAGAATTTGATTCTATAAAGGATATAGAAACTGAACAAGGCAATATTACCATTACAAAGGAATTAAAATCCAAATGGGGTAATTATTCCAATCGTGAGATTCTTGAAATGGAAAGATTGTACAAGCAAATGCTTTTTGCTAATAGTATTGAAACACCTCAACATCAAAGGCAATTATATTTTTATTGTAAATTAAGCGTATTAATGGATAGAGCATTAACAGAAGGGGATTATGCTGGTTACGAAAAACTATCTAGGCAATTTACTGAATTACAAAAATCTAGTGGTTTTCGTCCTATTGATAGAAAATCGAGTGATGAAGCAAATGGAATAAAATCTTTTAGTCAAATATTTGCAGAAGTTGAAGCCAATGGTTATGTAGAACCATTAAATGTAGATTTAAAAGAGAATCAAGATATTGTTGATAAAACAATTCAGTATATTTTGAATTACACTCGAAAAGTTTTAGGTATGGAAAAATTAGCTGAACCTCCTAGCGATACTCCTAAAATTGAAAGAGTTGAAAAATAAATGGGAAGTTATGAAAATTATGCACAAGACATAGAAACCAATGAAGAACATGATTTTAGCATAAAAAGAACTTCGGTAAAGAATTTTAAAGAAATGGAAAAGGATTGGCGAAAATACTTATCTTTGTTCCGATCTAAACCCGACCTATTTCTTGATATGATCTTAGACCCTAGTTCACCTTTTATTTTATTTTTTTATCAAAGATTAATTTTAAGAATTATGTTTAGGTATCGTGTCACATTCTTTGTACTTGCAAGAGGAAGTTCAAAATCCTTTTTACAAATTTTGGCATTATATTTGCGTTGTGTATTTTATCCGAAAATTAAATTAACTATTACTGCCCCACAAAAACAAATGGCAAGTGGTATTAGTCAAGCAAATATTGAAGCAATTTGGGATTTCTTTCCGATACTTAAAAAAGAGGTTAAAGAAATACGATTTGAAAAAGATTATACTCGATTAACTTTTTGGAACGGAGCAAGGTTTGACTGTGTGGCATTAGCAGAATCAAGTCGTGGTTTGCGTAGGCATGGATTATCAGTAGAAGAAATTATTCATGAACGCTTTGATAAAGATGTTTTGAATAGTGTTATTATGCCGATCTTAGCAAACAATCGAATTGCAATGTGTGGTGGCGAATGTCCTTATGAGATAAGTAAGCCAGTTACATATGTAACTACTGCTGGTGCAAAACAAACTTATGCTTTTGAAAAACATATGGAAGTTATGAAAGATATGGTAGAAGGTAAATCTGCTTTTTGTTTAGGTGCAAGTTTTGATTTACCAGTAATGCACCAACTTTTATCTGCTCAATATATTCAAGATTTAAGAGAAGATTCTACTTTTAATTTATTATCATGGGAACGTGAATATGCTTCAATTTGGTCGGGAACAAGTGAAAATTCTTTAGTTAGCTTAGAGGATGTTAGACAAAGTAGAACAATCTCAAAGGCAGAAGATAAAGCTACCGATAAAAAAGCTATGTATGTTCTTTCATATGATGTAAGTAGATCGGAAGGAAATCAAAATGCCCTTTCTTCTCTTGCGGTTTTTAAGTGTATAGATCGTGGCGATGGAAGTTATCAGAAGTTCCTAGTGAATTTATATTCAATGGAAGGAACTCATTTTAGAAATCAAGCAATTTTCCTTAAACAAAAAGTAAATGACTTTAATGCTGAAATATTAATTTGTGACGCTAATGGAATTGGTGCTGGTGTTATTGACTATCTCATTACTGAATGTGACAGTAATCCAGCTTATTCAGTTGTCAATGATTCAAGATATGACAGATATAAATTGCAGAATTCAATTCCTATGGTCTATTGCATTAAATCACAAAGCAAAGAAACCAATGCTAGTGATATTCATAATATTTTTATTAATGCAATTGCTCACCATCAAGTAAAATTTTTGCAAACTGAACATCAAGTTAGAACGAAATTAAAAAAGAAAGAAGCAGATGAAATTTCTCAAATACTAAGACCTTATGTTGAAACTGATTTCTTTCAAGAAGAATTAATGAATTTAGAATATTATCAAAGTGGTACAAATACAAAAGTCAAACAAATAAGTAAGAATATTGGAAAAGACCGTTTTAGTGCTGTTGAATATGGTCTTTTTTGGATTGTAAATAAAGAAAGACAGAATAAAGCTAGGAGAGAAAATATAGTAGATATTTCTGATTTCTTTCTTGGTAGAAAAGCAAAAAGCAAGTTAGAGGTGGTGAAAAAAGGTGACAAATACAAGAGTGATAAAGGAAAAAGAAAATGATACTGAAATTAAAAGGCAAGGCATCTCTTTAAACTTTGCTCAAATGTCGGGAATGATTTTAAAGGATTTAAATGAAAGAAGTAATCCTATTGTTAAGCAGTATACTAAAGATGATGTAAAAAACTATTTAGATAATCCTTTGAGATATGCGAAAGAATTAGGTGATTTATCACAAGGTTTATATCGTGCTTCACCACATTATAGACGATTGATTAATTACTTTTCTAATATGCCTACTCTTGATTATATTATTGAACCTTTTAATTTAAATATTGATAAGGTGAATGATAAATCTTTTAAAACTGCATTTGAAAAGACTAATTTATTATTAGATTTAATGAATATAAAGCATGAATTTTCAAAAGCTTTAAAAATTGCTTGGACACAAGATACTTTTTATGGATATGAATGGGAAGGAACAGATAGTTATTTTATTCAACATCTTCCTAATTTATATTGTCAAATTAACAGTATTGAAGATGGTGTTTATAATTTTGCTTTTAATTTCCAATTTTTTGATAGAAATTTACCTCTTTTAGAAATGTACCCAAAAGAATTCAAAAAATTGTATAACAAATACAAAAATGGTTCAGAAGGACAGTGGATTGAATTAGACCCCACTAAAACCGTTTGTATCAAAATTAATGAACATTTTGACTATGATTTACCACCTTTTAGTAATCTTTTTGCTTCTATTTTTGATATTGAAGATTATAAAGCATTAAAAAAGACTGCAACAACTGTTGATAACTATAAATTTATCGTTCAAAAAATTCCTTTAAGAAAAGACAGTGGAGTAAATAATGACTTTCTGATTGACCTTCC